AACTATTTGGCGGATGATCAGTTGTGGATACAAAGTATCTACACGTTTAAGCGCGTACCGGCTTATGCGATCCGTGACAGGCAAGCCAAGTTGCTTTTGCTTGGTTCGCTTTACTTTGGCGGTGTCTTAATGCTTGGACAGATTGCACGTTACCTGTTACAGCGATGAAGATGCCTTTTGTCAAAAACTTTTCACTTAACGCTTTATGGCGGGCATTGTCTCGCCAACCTGAAAGGGATCGCAATGGAACAAAAAGTGACGATTGTTGCAACGGGAACTGTAACCAGGGAAGAGAATGTCCGCTCAGAACAGGCAGACGAAACGTTTGGATTCGAGGCGATAGTGCCCAAAAAAGGTAGAACACCAAAAGCCAGCGCTGAAGTAAGCGAGCTGGAAAAGCGACTAAACGTCGCTCTTGAGAATTTGGCCGACTGTGTTGAAACGCTCAAAGGTTTAGAAAGCTATGGACGTTTTAACGATTCAGTTGTTCGACGTCGCGCACTTGAGTGCCTAAAAAGGATTGGCGAATGGGCATAAAAATGATCGTGTCAACGATCAAGCCTGATAAGGGATCGTTACACGTTTTAGCGGCAAGCATTGACGCCTATGCACCAGACATTGACCTTTGCATTGAAAACGGTAAAGGCCCAACGTTTGGTGATGACTACAACCGAGCGATTGAGCGCTTTATGTCCAAGGATGACGAAGGTGTAATCATCGCCAATGATGACATTGTGCTTACGCCTTATTCGTATCGATTGCTGATGGAAGATGTTCAGGCGCTTGGAAAACTTTGCGGTCACAAATTGGGTCTTGTTGCAGCGCGTTCCGACTATGTAAGGCCAAACCAAAACATTCGCGTTCCGATAGGCGATCGTGATCAGTTTGTTGGTATGCGATGGAAGAGCGAAGGAGCGGTCAGGAAAGTTGCTGTTGTATCGCCTTTGTTTGCATGGTTGCCGCGTGGCGCGTTTGAGCAAGTTCAATTTCCACCACTAAATTGGTTTAGCGATGATGTGATGTGCGCCGATCTTGCAGAGATTGGCTTTAAGCATTGGATTAGCCGAAGCTACATACACCACGTTGGTTCGATGACGATTGGTGTTGACATGCAATCAAATCTTGAACAATCAATGCCATGGCTTAAAGAGAACAGGCCAAATTACGTTGAAAAATGGGGGCTCGAATGATTCCGATAAGAATCGTGGCGTGTACTCGCCACAACAGAAAGGACTTCGCAGGAACGCCGTTAGGCGTAACGATTCAGCGCTTTTCGCATCTTTCGTTTATCGAAGCGCAGTTATTCACAAACAATACTGCTGGACTTTGCCAGCGTTATAACGAAGCCATTGAAGCCGCCAAAAGCGATCCGGCGTTGCTTGTATTTGTGCATGACGATGTTGAGATTGTTGATTGGTATTGGTACATGCGCTTAGGCGCGTCACTCGATGACCATCACTTGGTTGGTTTAGCGGGCAACTGTCAGCCCTCGCCAAGTCAAACATCATGGGCCATTACGGACACTGAAGGTACGTTGTCAGATCGCCAATCATGGGCCGGTTGCGTAGCGCGTGGCAACGGCGAGTATTTAACGAGTTGGGATGTGTTTGCCTCGCCAAACCGTGAAGTGGAATTGATTGATGGTTTGTTTATGGCGGCTTACTCGAAGACGTTTCATGACAACGATATAAGGTTTGATGAGCAATTTACCTTTCATCACTACGACATGGACATATGCCGCCAATTCACAGAGAAAGGCTTATCAATTTATGTGTCATCCATTTCAGCCATCCATCACAGTCAAGGCTTGATGGGTCCGGCGTGGAAAGAATCAGCGCAACGTTACTTGGATAAATGGCAAGGCAAATGAACATCAACAACACTGACAAAAAAGCCGAATTGCATCCGATGCCTGTGTACATGCTTCAGGGCATACCCTATGTGCCGCACTACATCAAACCCTATCATTGGGTAGCACCTGGCGGCATCACGCGTACGAGCACATGGCTTGAAGAGCGACACGCCAAGCAAACCATGCGCCCGCTTTGGATGCGCACTTGGGTGCTTGAGCGTTTCGTTGATTCGACACAAAACTTATAGCATAATCACGAGGTTCACGAGGATGCTGCATGTTTCGGATCAAGCGGGTTGCGGTAATGTCACAAACCACCGAGCAAGCCATACGCTTTCTTCAGAAAGAGTGCTTGCCGCTGGACACGGTACTGAGCCCAAAAAACGGTTGGTGGTGGATTGCTTATTGCGATGGACGGTTAGCGGGATTTGCAGCGATGCTTCAATCCAGCAAAACGCCGCAGGCCGTGTACCTAGCCAGGGCAGGTACGCTGGAAGCGTTTCGTGGCATGGGGCTACAAAAGAAGTTGATCCGAGAGCGCTTGAAGTTCGCCAAGGACTTAGGCTTGACGCAGGCCATTACCGATACCACGGACAACGTGGCATCAGCCAATGCGTTGATCGCCACAGGGTTCAGAATGTTCGAGCCGGAAGACCCTTGGGGGCTGCCCAATACGTTGTACTGGAGGAAGACGCTTGCCGTACAAAGACCCGAAGGTTAAAGCAACCAAGCAAAAGATTTACGCCAAGCGTCATTACGAAAACAACCGCGAAAAAACAATCAAGGCAGTGCTCGCATCAAGACGCTTGTTGCGCAAAAAGTGGCAAGTGTTTAAGTCCACGCTTTCATGCGAACGATGTGGCATTCAACACGAAGCCGTCATTGACTTTCACCATGTTGATCGTTCGCCGCCAAAGTACAGCGTCAATCAACTTGTTAAAGATGGTGCCATCGCGAAAGCGTTTGAAGAAATTAAGAAGTGCATCGCCGTGTGCTCAAACTGCCATCGCATCTTGCATTACGAAGAGCGCAAGCTAGCACGCAAAAAATTAAAACTCAAACAGAAAAGGAAGAAGAAATGAACGCACACTCAGAGTGGTCACCATCAGCCGCCGAGCGATGGATAGCGTGCCCGGCATCAATCAAACTCTCACGAGGTGTGCCGCCACGCGAAGCAGGAGACGCAGCAAAGATTGGAACAGCGGTACACGCATTGGCGGAAACGGTGATGCTGACAGGATCAGCGCCGCATACATTTGTTGGAAAGGAATTTGAAGGTGTTGAGATTAGTGAAGAGATGGCGTCTTGGGCCGAGGTCTATACGGACTTTGCGGGCGAACTGGAAAAGCGCATGGAAAGTGCTTGCCTCATCGAGGAGCGTCTTCGCATTCCTAATTACGCTGGCGCTGATGTGTATGGGACTGCCGATCTTATTTGCTTTAACGATGTTGACCTGGTTGTTGGAGACCTTAAAACTGGTCGCATTAAGGTGGATGTTGAAGGTCCGCAACTTAAGATTTACGCGTTAGGCGCACTGCAAAAGGCACCAGCAAGCGTGAAGAACATTACGCTTGCGATCATTCAGCCAACACAGGAGCCTCAGATCAGTTTGGCGTTTATGACTAAAGCCGAACTCATTGATTGGTCCGCCAATGTGTTTGAACCGGCATTGCGCGATACGTTGGCACCATTTCCGCCAACCAATGAAGGTGAGCATTGCCGCTGGTGTCCGGCCAGGTCAAAGTGCCCGGCAAAAATTGCCAGAGTTGAAAGTTTCGCCGGTGTAACGCCAAAGCAAATTGATGAAGCAACCAATGAAGCGTTGAACGTGATGATGAACGTGGCGGACGATGCTTTGCATACGATTGAGGCCATCAAAGAGCGCGTTACAAACGCGCTGCAAGCAGGGCGTGAGTTGCAAGATTGGACGCTTATACCGAAGCGTGCAACGCGTAAATGGCAAAACGATGAGTTGATGGCGGGATTGCTGAGTGCACACAAAGGTGCCGTAAAAACAGTACCGATCACGCCAGCGCAGTTGGAGAAAAAATTTCCAGATGTTTATGAAGCATTCGCGGATAAGGTCACCGCTGAATCAAGTGGCTTAACACTTGGGCGCAAACCAGCGCCAAATTTGACCTCACTTTAATTAGGAAACTTTGACATGCTAGGACTTACCGGTGGTGGATCAGGACTTCCCTATATTCGTTTCTCGCCATCCATGAATATGTGGAGCGATAAGACGGGCCAGGAAATCCAACTCAAAAAAATGTTGTTTGACATTGATAACGTGCAAACGGGTTGGTTGTTGCTCGAAGCCGGTGTGCGCGATTGGCAACCGGATCAAGAGTTAGGCAGGCAAGGACCAAAGCCAAGCGATGCACATAAGCGTGGATTTGTGGTGCGTTTCTTTAGCCGAGAAATGGGTTGGGTTGAATGGTCATCGAATGGCGCAGGGCCAAACATGGGGTTGGAAGCGCTTTACACGGCAGCCGCCAAGGATCGCAATGCGAACGCTGGCAAGCTGCCAATCATCGAGTACGTCGGCGCCGAGGCCATGAAGGTTGGCAAAGGCAACACGCGCAAACCCAAGTGGAACATCACAGGTTGGGCACCGAGGCCAGCGGACGATGCGGGCGCCGCGCCCGTTGCCGCGCCTGAGCCAGTGGCCGCTGCGCCTGCGAAGGGTGAAGAGTTTTAAGTAATCACTTATTCACAAAACCCGGTCTTTTTAGGCCGGGATTTTTTGACTCTCAAGGGGATGATATGGCAGAGGGCGTTTACAAAATAACGGAATCGTTTGAAGAAAAGGTTGCCGAGTACACCGGCGCACCTTACTGTGTGGCGGTAGATAACTGCTGCAACGCTTTGTTCTTAGCGTTGACCTATGAACGTGTGGCGGGAACGACGATCAGGTTACCAGCAAGAACTTATCCGGGCGTGCCTTGCGAAGTGATTCATGCCGGAGCGAAGGTTGACTTTTATCCGGTTGAAGGAAAGACGATTAAGGGCGCGTATCAATTAGCACCCACGCGTGTGTGGGATGCTGCGCTGTCGTTTACCTCCAACATGTACATCAAAGGCTCGCACATGTGCGTGTCGTTTACCGGGCCTTATAAGCACTTAAAGCTAGGCAAGGGCGGTGCGATTCTCACTGATGACTATGCCGCCATGCTGTGGTTCAAGCGGGCGCGTTTCAGCGGGCGGCGAGAGTGTTCCTATCACGACGATTATTTCGACATGATCGGCTGGAACTTTTACATGATGCCTGATGTGGCAGCGCGTGGCTTATTGCTCATGAATCAATTTTGGGATCGTGATGGCTCGCCAAAGGTGATGGAAGACATTGAGATGAGCTACCCGGATTTGTCCAAGTTTCCAATTTACGCGTTTAGGGGTGATCGATGAATCAAGACTTTGAGTGTCCAAGGTGCGGGCATTGCTGCCATGTTGAAGAAGAACATAGGAATACCCTACGACAAGCCGCGCAGCGAGCGGTAGAGGTCATGGATGACCACATGTACAGAGCTGATACAGAGGAATTTTATGAGGCCAAGGAAGCACTGCGCCAAGCACTTGTCGATGCCGACGACACATCGCAAGAACGTGTCGATGAAAAGGCAAAACGTGAACATGAATGGGCTGGTCTGACTGATGAAGAAATCCAGGACTTGAGTTATCTGTCCCAGAAAATCGACGAAAGTAATGCAGCGTGGTTTGACCGATGGGGATTCGCACGAGCCATTGAAGCCAAGCTGCGGGAGAAGAACAAGTGGTAGATATCGTAACAGGACTACGACTGAAAGAATCAAGTTAAAGGGGCACAATCAATGAGCGGCGATCACAACATGTATCAAAAGGCAAAGCGCAAAAACCAGTACGTCATCTTTGGTTCAGGAGGGCTTGCTAAGGAATTGATTGGCTATATCGAGGAGGAAGGCACGCACGAGATTGTGTGCGTGGTTTCAACTCAACCGTTTAACAATAAGCGTTATGCCGCCAAGTATCCCGTGGTGGAGAGCATCCGAGAGGGCGCGTTTCCTGGTGCTGAGTTTCTGTTGGCCGTGGCGGACCCCGATGCAAAGCAAGCCATTGTTGTTAAGAACGAAGAAAGATGGGGGACGTACATACACAGCACAGCTACGGTATCGCCCTACGCGAAGATTGGCGAGGGGTGCGTTTTAGCGCCGCAAGTGATCGTTACGGCGGATGCCTGGATCAACGATTTTGTGTTTATGAATACCAATGCAACGGTTGGGCATGACTCGGTGATTCACGGATGGACAACGATGTTTCCGAATACGGAAGTGTGCGGCGATTGCGTGATTGGTGTGGCGGTGATCATGGGCATTGGGTCTTATGTACTGCCAGGCAAGCAAATCGCCAATCGCGTGAAGATTTCAGCAGGGTCCATTGTCCGTCATGACTTCAAAGGACCAAAGCACGAAGGCATTGTGCTGCAAGGCAATCCGGCGGCGCCCAGATGAACGCAGAACTATTAGCCGCAGCGTTTGGTAACGCCAAGCGTTATAAGAGGGGGTGGCTTGCGTCTTGCCCGGTGCCTGGGCATGGCAATGGCAAGGGTGATCGGCACCCATCGCTTGCGATTACGCAACTCGGTGAGAAGTTTTTATTCAAGTGCTTTGGCGGGTGCGACCAGGAGGATGTGTTTGCCGCCATCAAACCGCACTTGCCTAATTCGCTGAACTGGAACCGCCCGCTGGTTGCGCGTGATCCTTTATCGGGTATCAGACCGATTGTGCCGCCAACGATGAAAGAGGTGATGGCGTGGGACTACATCGATGAGAACGGTGAAGTTACAGCGCAAAAGGTTAGGTATGACGTCGAGGGCGGCGGTAAGACGTACCGCCAGTACCACCTTATCAATGGCGAGCGCGTGCCAACGATCCGTAATTGGACGCCCATACCGTTTGGCTTACCGCTCATGATTGCAAGGCCCATGGCGCCAGTATTTGTGACCGAGGGCGAAAAGGCCGCTGAGTTTTTAGTTGGCATGTTCGATGTGGTCGCCATATCGGCGCACGCGGGGTCGAGCGAATGGCCTGCCGCCATAACGCCATGGTTTCATGGTCGATTAGTGGTTGTGCTGCCTGATAACGACAGACCTGGTTGGAAGTACGCCAAGCGCGTTGTGAGGGACTTGCAAGGTGTAGCGCAAGCGATCAAGGTGGTGGACTTAGCCGATGACGAGTCAGCGATTGGTGATGACGCTGAAGAGTTTATCGGGCGAGGTTTTGCGTTTGAGGAGTTCGCCAAACGTGTAGCCGAAGCCAAAGTGATTGAGGACTTCGAGGACGTTTTGCCGCCACAGCGATTAGTGATTGATGAGAAAGCAGAGACGGAACCCGAATCCGTTGTGCCGGAGAAGGAGCCGTTTGCCGAAGTGGTTGAAGCGCAGGAAGCGCAACGCTACAGGGTTGAGATGTGGCGTGATGCGAAGGATGAGCCGGTCAAGTGGTTGGTGGATAGGATTGTGCCGGAGAAGGGATTCATGGCGCTCTATGGCCCGCCAGGCACGTTCAAATCGTTTATCGCGCTGCACTTAGCCGCCATGATCGCCAGTGGGGATTCGTGGCTGGCGCACGAAGTGCCGCAAGCCGGTGAAGTCTTATACATCGCAGGGGAAGGGCATGGCGGTATCGGGACAAGGATTTCAGGGTTACGCCATGCGTATGAACTCAAGGACATACCCGTTGGCGTGATCAGGTCACAAGTCAACTTAAGGTCATCCGATCAGGATTTTGCTGACTTGATAGCCGCCATACGAGCGTCCGAAATCCAGCGTCCGAAATTGATCATTATTGATACCTTAGCCCGCGCCTTTGGCGGCGGCAACGAGAACGCGTCCGAGGATATGGGCAGTTTCATTAGTAACTGTGGACGCTTGCAGGAAGCCACGGGCGCAGCGCTCCTGGTTGTCCACCATTCAGGCAAGGATGCCTCGCTAGGTCTACGCGGTCACTCCAGCTTTCTAGGCGCAGTGGATACGCAGATTGAGATTACCCGCCATACCGATCAAATGTCAGGCACGCTTAAGGTGACCAAGCAAAAGGATGGCAAGGACGGTGTAGAGATTCACTTTTCGATGCAAACAGTGAACTTTGATCAGCAGGAATCGCATGAAACGTATGAAACGTCAGTCGCCAAGCTGAACCTGGGATTCGAGGATGATTTAGCCAATACGCTCGTAGTCAAACCTTTCGATGGTGATTTACCCGATGGCGTTGGCTTTAAGCCGCCACAAAACGCAAAGCCAAACGCAGGAAGGGGTAAGCACCAATCGATGGGCAGGGAAGCGCTCCGCCATATTGTGAAGACGGAAGGGCAATACCAGATCGTTCAAGGTGAACGCCATCGCGTGGTGACGTTAGAGCGTTGGCGGGATGAGGTATACGCCAGGTTAGGGAACGATGTGGAGGAAAGCGATAAAAGGAAGCGTTGGAAGGAAGTGAAGGACAAGTTAGTTGAGCTTGAGTTTGCCGCCATAAGAAACGATTTGGTGTGGATCAAGCCGATTAATCAGGAAGGATTTTGATGTTAAGCGTCCGAATGTCCGAAAGTGATGTTTTGGCGTCCGAATTAGGGTGTCCTAAAGTTGATGTTTTGTCCTTTAAGCGTCCGAAAACGCGTACGAAGTTGTCCGAAAGCGTTGTAGAACAAGAAGTGAACGCGTCCGAAATGTGTGTGTGTCTGAAAGACACACATTCGGACGCTTCAATGTTTCGGACGCTTGATGTTTGATGTGTGATTTGTAGAGAAAGGATTTAGGTTATGGCGGCAAAAGATAAGCGCGGAAAGGTGAGAGATGGTTTGTATGGCGGATCACAGGATCGGTTGAAGAATCCTTTTGAAGAGGATGACCAGATCGTGTTGGCGATGAACAGTGTGGCGGTCAGTGTGATGAAGAGGAAACGTGAGGCGGATAAGGTTTGGGGATTGGATCGTTTGGCGGAACTTGTGAGCGAGGAAACGCGATTAAGGTTTTGGAAGCAGTTATGGCGGTGTAGGGATGCAAGGAAAGCGAGAGACGTTGAGGCGTATAGGTCAGCTTGTGGCGGGATGATTAGGGCGTTTGACGTGTTGGAGGCTGAAGCAAAGGCGATGAACGCTCAACCGTTGGCGGTAAGTGTTATGGAGGGTCAACGGGATGACGGGAGCGTGTTTGCGATTTGCGCTGATCCGGCAACTGTCCACGCCTACGCGGCAATGAGACCTGAGTGCGACTGCTGGACGATGGACGAGGTGGCGGTCATCTTGCAGCAGGAATTTTTCACGCAGGCGGTGAGTATTAAACGGGCAATGCCTGGTGCTGAAGTGTTGACGCTGATGGCGGAAGAGGATATTGGTCCGGTGTACAAGGGAAGCAGTGAACAGGCTTACGCGTTGAGCAAGGACGCGTTGGCGGTAATGGAAAGTCAGTCAAAGCGACATGGTTGAAACGTTTGGAGGAAGGCTCCCGGTTTTTGCATGTTTTTGGCTACGGGAACATGTGGGGGTGCCTGATGTAAGCAGCAAGGCGGTGATCGGTCAATGAGAACGATTCACGATTGGGAGTGAATCGGATTCAAGCATGATGCTTGATCGATAACGATTCTTGATGTTATGCGACGTGATGCAAAGCCAATGGATCGGCGCGCATTGGCGCAGCCATAGGCGCTCGGAAAGCGCCCTTGTAGGCGATTTTCTAAGGTCATGGCTATCACCCTATTTGCTTTCGAGAAAATCGATTGTCGGCGATTCTATGGGTTTATCCTCCAAAGTATTGCGACGAGCGCATGCAAGCGCCAAGCGTAAAGCTTAGACGTGCGCAGCGCGCCAGTGCGCGAAGCGCTTGGCGATCAATAACGCAAAATGGCGCCAGTGCGCGAAGCGCTTGGCGCGCGAAAAAAAAGCCCCGAAGGGCTTAGATTAAGTTTTCATGCTTTCATGCTGGCGTTAAAGGTTAAAAAAAATCGCGCACGCAAGTGCGACGCCAAAAATTAGTGCTATGGTCCAATCGATTAAAGCTTGCATGGTTTAAACCTCCGCAAATTGTTTTGCTGATTTTCCGTGGACGACGATAGCGATTGATGCAGCGCTTGGCTTTAAAGCGCCATCGCACGCCCCGCATGTGATGCATTGTTTTTTGTCGCCACCTTCGGGGCTGGCGGGACAAATTGCTTCGTTTTGAAGCTTAAGCGCTGATCCGATCGGGATAACGCGAAAAGTGCGCCAGCCCATTGCGCGCGCGACGTCGCGATCGCTAACACTATCAGCGCTTGCCATACACAACTCGCGATGTGCTTGCGCGAAGGGCTCGCGCCATTGATGCGTATATCCGGTCCAATCGCTGGCAAGCTCGAGCAGCTCAAGCCAATTTTCCGCGGGAATCATGGCGGGATCGCCATAAGCGCCTAATCTAACCTTGCGACCCTTTAGCCAAAGCGCTGCAAGCTTTACATTGTGCGAAAAATCGGGATATGAGCCGCGTTCAAAAGCTTTATAAACCGCGCTAACGCTTTTGGAGTAATCAACGTAACATGTGCGCTTTTGGCTTTCGTTGCCACGATGCACACAATCGCCACAAATGCTTTTATCATTGCCAGTATTGACGGCGCTGATAGGGTTAACGTCCGATCGAATAATGTACGTTTGAATCATGTTCCCGGTTTTGACATTGCTAGACTCAAAAACCGCGATCCCGACGATTGGCGCTTGATCGATTGGCGAGAATCCGCGATAAAAAACAAATCCGTTTGGCTTGCGCATGATATTGACTCCGTCTTGATTGATTGCAACAAGCAAAACAATAGCATGGTCGCGCATTGATCGATTGACCATTTGTCGGACAATTTCAACCTTTTAGGGGTTTATATGGCGGGGCAGCCACAAAAGCGCGCAGCGCTTGCGGTTATTGAGAAAGTAGGCGAGGAGGAGATTCTCGAGCGTATAAGCGCTGGCGAAAGTGTTCGAGCTATAGCCGAAAGCATTGGAGTAAAGCAGGGACATTTAAATAGGTGGTTATTGGCGCCAGAGCGCAGCGCTCAGTACGCGCGCGCACGCGAGGAGCGCGCCTCGGCGCTGGCGGAGGAGGCGCTGACGATCGCCGACGAGGCAAAAGACGATCCTAGACTGCGCGTTGATACGCGCAAATGGTTTGCTGCGCGCCTCGATCCGCGATCATGGGCGGAGAATCGCGCGCCCGTCGTAGCGATTAACATCGACTCGCAAGCATGGACGGCGATCAAACAAGCTGAATCGCTGACAATTGACGCATCGCAACATGATTGACGCAGTCGCAATCGCTTTACCAAACGCGACAATTGTCGCCCAAACGCGGAAAAACTGACAATCTGGTAGGGTTTGATGCGGTTTCGATGGTTTGTCGAGAATCATTCTCATCCTCGATTGACTCGGAAATGCGAATGATTATCATTTGATAATCGTTTTGACCCCCCTGGCGCGATTTGGGCGGGGCGGCTTTGCCGCGGTACTCCACACGCGCCAACTTGTGCTTTGCACACCTGGCAATTGTGCCCTGCCGCTGCAATCCGCCAGCCTATGCTTTGCCCTCCCGCCCACACTACACCGCCCATCGCCCCGACGAACGGCCCCCAAAAAAATTTTCACAAGTGAGCGAAACGCTGTTACGCTTGCAACAAGTAACGAAAACAGGGGAACGACATGGCGGTTTATGGTTATGCAAGGGTTAGCACACAGGAGCAGGTAGACAACACGTCGCTAGCCGAGCAGATTAGGAAGATTCAGGGATTGGCGTTGATTCGCGGCGAGGATGTGGGCGAGGTGTTTACGGATGAAGGCGTGAGCGGTTCCGTGCAGCTTGCCAAGCGCGATGCCGGTTCGCGTTTAGTGGCTGCACTTCAGCCAGGTGATGTGGTGGTCATGACGCAATTGGATCGTGCGTTTCGTGACACGGTTGATGCGTTAACGATGGCCGAGGCTTGGAAGGAGCAGGGCGTTAAGATGATTGTGCTGGCACTGGGTACAGACCCGGTGAATAATGGGTCGAGCTGGTCTGAGTTTTTCTTTACGTTGATGGCGGCAGTAGCTAGGCTTGAGCGACGCAGGATTGCCGAGCGCATGGCTGATGGGCGTAAGAGCAAGGCGCAAGCCGGTGGTTGGGTTGGCGGTCATGTGCCGTTTGGGTTTCGTAAAGATGGTGATGGCAAGTCGGCGAAACTTGTGAAGGATGAATCGACCTATCCCATCTTGATGTTTATGGCGGACAAAGCCAAGGAGCGCAAGAGCTATCGCAAGATTGCTGAGATGGTGAAGGATCAGTTTGGTATGGCGGTAACGCATACCTTGGTGCATCGTGCGGTGGCAAGTTATGAACACGCCTAATAACGAAATTTTTAAGCGTTATCTTGAGTTGGTGCGCCGCTACAGGCCCAACGCGCCGTTGTTCGTGCGCGAAGTGTTGGGGGTTGATCCTGACCCTTGGCAAGTGGAGTTTTTGGAGGCTATATCCCGCGGCGAGCGCAAGATTAGCGTGCGCTCCGGCCACGGTGTTGGGAAGTCCACGGTGGCTTCCTGGGCGATGATTTGGTACATGCTAACGCGTGGTCCTGCAAAGATTGTGGTGACGGCGCCGACCTCAAGCCAGTTGTACGACGCCTTATTTGCTGAGTTAAAGCGTTGGGTGAAAGAGCTGCCTAATGCTTGGGGTGATCGCTTGGAGGTTAAGACTGACCGCATTGAGATGCGTGCTGCGCCTCAAGAGTCATTCATATCCGCCCGTACATCGCGTGCCGAGCAACCTGAAGCGTTGCAGGGTGTGCATTCGGACCATGTGATGCTTGTGGCGGATGAGGCATCAGGTATTCCTGAGTCCGTGTTCGAGGCGGCGGCGGGTTCCATGTCAGGGCATAACGCTGTGACGATTTTGTTGGGGAACCCAACGAAGTCCAGCGGGTTTTTCTTTGACACGCATAACCGATTAAAGGATGAGTGGTGGACACGTCGCGTGTCCTGCTATGACTCCAAGCGTGTAAGCGATGCCTATATCAAGGATATGGCGTCAAGGTATGGCGAAGAGTCCAACGCTTTCCGTGTTCGCGTGTTGGGTGAGTTTCCGCGTACCGATGACGATACCTTGATTGGCGTTGAGTTAGTGGACAGCGCTTTTCACCGTGATGTAGAAACGACGGATACGCCAACGGTATGGGGTTTGGATGTGGCGCGATTTGGTACGGACGCCACAGCACTAGCAA